TTAGTTCTTTTAAGAGCCTTAGCTCTTTCTTCCTTTTCTACAATACCGGTAACCCGGAACTGATCATAGAAGTTATTACCTACAACACTTTGAGCCCATACACTGTACTTCTTTTGGGAACGCTCACCATTCACTGTCTCTACCAAATAAGGACCCGTAGGATCATCATACTTGATTTCCAATTTTTCCTTGGTAGCTTGTTCCTGTAAGAACTGCTCTATATTAGTAAAAGGAACAGCCTGGCGTTTCTCCACCTTGGCGTACGCTTCAGGGTTACGGTTGGCATTCTGTAATGCACTCAATCCATTATTGAGGTACATCATAGATATTCCGTTATACTTGGAACGTACTTTCTCATCTGGAGAATCCCTCCACGCAGCTAACTTAGAGGCTTCACCCTGGTACCACTTTGTTAAAGCAGCATCCTGGGCAATAAACTCATCTTCCCAGAAAGGAGAAAAGATCCCCTGGGCAGTTTGGATATTCTGCGGTAAGGAAAGATCAGACGAGCTAATCTTCTTAAGTTCTTCTTGAGCTTGCTTGATATACTGATCACGTAAAGGAATGTTTGCCCTATCAGATAGAGGAGCATTCAGTACAGACGTATAGGCCGATTTTACCTGACTTAAACCCTGTTCAAATTGACTCTGCTTTCTTTGAAGCATTCTGTCAAAGAAGTTAAAATCCGGTTTATAGATAGCCGGATCGGGCAGCACTTGAGGTATATAGGGTAGGTATTGTGCCATAGGTTACATTAATAATATACTTAAAAATCTATAAAGTTTAAAACTAAACTTGGGAGGTTTAGTCATCGTATCCGTCTATATCAAAACCACCTTGCCCAAACGGATATGCACTGTATCCGCTCTGTGCTCCTGGTAGTCCAAGACCCATGTAGCTACCCATTAAAGCATTCTTGGTAGCTGCACCAGATGAAGATGTTTTAGAAGCAAACAAATTAGGAAACTTAATTCTCATCAGGTTGTTGATCACACCGTCACCGTGACCTGCGTTCTTTAAAGAAAGAGCATACTCCTGTGCTTTACCGTAATCAGCTTCAGTAGATTGTTGACTAGCGGCTCCAGGCATTTTTCCTGTTATATAGCTTTCCCAACTAACACCTGGTTTCATACGGATATTACCACCACCAGGACCGTCTACCATATCATACCATGGGTTAACTGCATTTAGCATATTACGCTTGGTCTTATAGTCATACATTCCCATAGCGTATCTATCCTGGTCAGCCAGGTCTTTAGCCATAGCGTTACGGTATTCTTTATCCAGCATCTGATCATTCCATACAAGCTTATCAGCAGCATCTGCACGGTATGCCATCACTTTATTCATAATATCGGTCTGTAAAGGACTAAACTGGTTAGCTACCCCTACATTCATATTCTGATATCTTCCTATAGTGTTAGCAGCTTGTTCAGCACCTTGGGCGTTAAGAGCAGAAGCTCTAGCTCCATATGCCTGAGGATCCATACCAGCCATGTATTCAGCCATCATCTTACGCTGACTGGCAGCTTCAGCCAGTTCTCTGTTTGGATCATAGAACGTAGGATTAGGTATCATTGCGTTTAGAGGAGCAGCATAAGGAGTGTATCTCTTAGGACGAACCATGAACTTTCGACCAAAGAAAGGCATTCTGCCATATCCTTGATCTCCTCCTCCGCCACCAGTTCCTCCACCACCCCCACCGGTAGAGTCTTCTATAGTGATCTCATCTAAAGTTTCCCAGGTCTTGATACACTTATTAGGATCATTAGGATCGGGTTGATATCCATCCGGACATTTTCTTCTTTCTTTTTCACCAGGATCTGTACTACCCGGAGTACCTGGTGTATACTTAGGCATACGTCCACGCTTTAGCTCATTCAAGCCTTCTTTCAGTTTGTCTTCCGAAGCATCCTTAAACCCTTGTTTGTTCAAGAAAGTGTTATAACAAGCAGGTCTTGCTTTCACATCTTCTGGTGTGTATAAAAGATTAGCACACGCAGCAGGTACTCTATAAGACCCACCACGGTTAATATCATATCCTTTCCCCACTGTACCAGGTTGACCGCCTGTAGTAGATCCAGGTCTACCAGGAACTATGATTACATCTTTTACATCTTTACCTGAAGATATTTTTCTCCATACGTTAGTACCAGCTACTCTTTTATATCCTTCTTTTTCATATTTACCTATTTCCTCTTTCTTCACTTTCTTAGGAGCAGGTCCTTTTTCACCACCTGTAGCATATATATAACCACCATACTCTGCCATAGGAGTTTCTTCTGCTGGCATCATGGTTTGTAAATAAGGCATAGCAATCTGAGGAATACCCTGAGGAAATCCTTTCATGGATTCCTGTACCAACGCAAGACCGCCAAGCTTCTTTTCAAAGTTGGCAATCATTCTGGCAGCTGTAGCTTTAGATAGATTATCCGCATAAGGATCGTCCAGAATAGCTTTATAATCATTTATGTTATACTGCTTGGCCAGTTCTGCAGGACTATACTTCTTCTTGCTGTTTGGAGACTTACCAAACATGCCAAGTATAGGTCCGCCTATACGCATTTTAGCAGTTTGTGAATACACGAAAGATCCTTCTGGAACATCCAGTGGTGTACCTCCTTTAGAGTGGGGTTTTCCACCAACCTTCATGTGTTCATTACGACCATCCTGGTCAAAGTCACCAACTATGGTTTCACCAAGTTCAGCTTCTATATTAGCTTGGGATCTATCTACCGGTTGAAGAGTGTCAGATACTTGATCGTATGGATTATCGGTCATGTCTCCATAAACTGACTTAGCTCCAAGATCAAGACCGTAACCGGCTTGTCCACCATAGGCCATCATATCTGGAGACTTCTTAATTCTTACTTTGAACTTCATAGGTATAGGGTATTACAAATTTATATAAATTCTACTTCACCGCCAGCAGCAAGTATGGATCTAATTTCATCATCAGTGAGCTCATACACATTCCCCTGTTGATAACTTACAGATCCACCTTCTTTGTACAGCTTCATGTCTTTGATCTTGTTGTAAGCTTGCTTTCCTTCCCACTTTGCAAAAAGCTTAATAAGCATGTCTCGTTCCTGAGGAGCAAGATCTTTTAACATCTTATCTCCACCCATTACTTTAACTATTTCTGCACTAGAGTTAGTTGGCTTATTTACGTTCCCATTAACCCATTTGTTACGAGCCTGAGTAATAGTAAGATCAGCATAATTAGGACCAAACAAAAGATCCTGTGCCGCTTTAATACCGGTGTTCAGATCAGGGAACTTACTTACAAATCCACTACCATCTTTAGAACCTTGTTTACCACCATACTTTTCTGCAAACTCACCGTGATGAATATTTAACGGGTTGTTATGTGTCAAAGAAATCTGACCAAGACTTTCTGGATTTCTATTAAAGCTTACGTGTACATGTGAGGTATGAGGATTCTCTCCGTTGTATGGCCTCCAATCAGGAGACTCAGAAGGGTTCCATATCTGCCTGTTCCATATAATATACTTAACATTTCTATCCTGGGCTTCTTTAATAAGTTTTTGGGCAATCTGTGTACCTTGATCAGTATTCTGAATACCTATATCCAAAGCATCACCTGAGTTATGGTCACTCTTTCTAGCCTGGTGTTTTTTATCACCCCAGATACCAAGGTGTTTTACACCCTGAAACTCTTTAGAAATATCTTCCCATGTTTGTTCTGCTTCCTCATTAGCTCCAGAAGAACGGTAAGAAGTTGGCTCTGATGAACCACCGCTGCTAGGTGCTACCAATGCAGGAGGAGTCATTTCTGTCCCCATGGGAATCTGCATAGGTGTGATAGGCATAGCTAACGCATCAGGGATCACACCACCTGTTGCCATCATCAAAGGATAGAACTGACTAGTATACATACCCTTATTTACCACATAGTCATTAGGTCTAAACTCTCCAAACCTGTCACCACTTGCAACATAGTCACCTCTGTTTCCGGACATCCATGTTGGAACCTCAGGAAACATTGAATCTGCTCCGGTTCTGCGTCTCATGAACTTACCAAATTCTTTAGCACGCTTGTTACTATTAACAAGCTCAGTAGCTCCCAATGCCCATGGTAAAGTGCGGTCCATCCAACCAAAGAACTTCTCAAAACCATTTTGGTTAGCTGAGTTTGCTCCCTGGTTAGCTGCCGGTGCTGACTTAGGTTGTACAGCAGGTTTCATAGGGTTGGATGCAGTACCCTCATTACCCGTAGTTTTGAACGGATTAGTAGGCATACCCAGCTTCACCTTATTATGAAACTTTCTGAAGTTATCTAAAGCCTGTTGCTCCTGGGCTTGTTCTGATACAGGAAGACAAGTCTGTTGTAACAAACTGAAGTACATACCAGGGCCGCATTCACCAAAAGCCTGGTCTGTTTCTTGTTTAGTCACTACACCAGGATTAGCACCCCATACCAATCCTTTAGAATCAATACTAGGATCTCCTATTTGGCTAAAACCAAACTGAGCTTTAGGAATACCTTTTTTTATAATACGTATTTTCATAGATTAGATTATTTCAAACTCGTAACCTTGAGCACGAAGTTCTTCAAGCTGCTCTGGTGATACATCCAATACATCTCCTTCTACCGGTCCGCCTTCTTCTTTGGCAAAATTGCGTGCAAAGTTTGCCTTCTTTACCATAGCAGGAGAATAATCTTCTCTGTTAGATAGTATGTGAGCAGCCGCTTCTTGAGTACTCATACCCATACGGGTAGCCTGGGCTTTAAATGTTCCTTTCTTGGCGGGATCTATATGGATACCTCCATATGCAAACATGCCACCACATTCATAACAAGGCATGCCACCCATTCCATATTCTGGTATATAACCACCCATTTCATAGCCAACATTACCAGACCAGGTAGGAGTTGTTGCTTTATGAAACTCTCCGTCATGTCCGATGTATCCACCTTCTCTCATTTCCATGATCTCTCCACCATCTTCCCATGTACCAAATCTTTTATGCCAATATAGTGGGCTAAACGGATCCTTAGCTTTAGCTGAATTCTTACCTCCCATTCTATCCCAGAAACGCTCTCTGCGGCCTTCATTATGATGTTGCGTATAATCTTTCATTCCATCATACCCACCATGCACCACTTTATAATCATTTCCTTTTTTAGCTAACACCATCCATTTTTTACCAGGACGTGTAGAGTTCTTTTTAACACCCACTTTAGTGAATCCCATGTTTCTATATCTCGTAGGGATACCACCTTCTTTCATTTCCTGCATAGGAAGTCCTTCAGGTTCTTCCATCATCTCACCCTGGGCTTCTGGGTTGTACATCATATAGTCAGATACGGCATCTGTATAATGATCCATAAGGGTCAGCTTAGAACTTACCCATGGTTCGAGATCAGAATCTGGCTGTATAAACTGACGAAGCTTCTGAAGTTTATCCATGGCAGCATCTATTTGTCCCAGAGCCATAGCACCATCAGGTTCACCGCCTTTCTGCATTCTCATAGCCTGCTGTATAGGAGCTTTTGAACTAAATTTATCCATTACAATACCTCTGATCATATCACCATACAGCTGTTTCATAGGATTCTCATTCATGGTCTTGTAATCATCTACAAAAGTTTTAGTTCCCTTTTTCTTCTCTACACGTTTAGGCATAGGTAATCCCTTCTCTCCTTCTACAAACTGCTCTACATCTTCATTTCTTATCACCCAGCCTGGTCCCATAGATGTTTGAACCTTGGGTAAACCAGCAGTTTTGTAACCGTAAAAATCATCATACCCATCATCAGTATGTGGACGATATGGAACTCTTGGATTGTAAAACTGACTGTACTCATTCTCTAACTGACTATAAAACTCAGGAGAGAAAGGAACAGCAGGACCTCCATATCCCATATTTGATAAGATTTTGGCTTGTACATACTCAGGAAGAGCTCTAAAACCAGGATTGTTTGTACCACTTTGTTCCATTATCTCCATGCCGTATTCAGCTTTACGCCAGGTACCGCCTTTAGACTTATAATACTTAGCCGCCCAGCCATTAGCATAGGCAGACGGATAT